CCTAACTCTTTACCTGCTAACTTTGGTAATGACTTTCCTCCGACCTCAAGAGCCTCGCCTCCTAACTTACCACCTTTCATAGATTTCAGATGTTTAAAAGCTTTAGTGGCGCCCCTTATCGCCTTGAAACCACCCACCACACCCAGAACAGTTGTAAGTATTCCAGCAAATATACCACCAATACCGCCCAATTTTTTCTCTGTTAAATCAATTGTTGAGTTTATTTTCATCGCGTTAGCGAGCATGTCGCCGCTTTGTCTAACAACTTTATTTGCTTCACTTTGAACATTAAAATAAAGTTTACCCATTTCTTCGGCAGCAGCATTCATGGATGCTTGAAAAGCAAGGTTTTCCGTATGTATTTTAGCCAATTCTTCAAGTGCGGGTTTAAGTTCATTAGCTGCTATGGCTTGGCGGGCTTTCATGGCAGCATTCATCTTTTCATTTATTGTCACACCTTTATCATATGCTTTGTTTATATCTTGCTGTGCGACCTTTTCTGGGCTCACACCTTTTGCCAGCTCATCAATTTCTTCCATACTTTCGCCGAAGAATCTATTAGCTTTTTCCATATCACTAATTCCAGCAGCAGTCGCAATCATTTTTTGTTCGTACTTGGATAAGGAACCAAAAGATTTCCCGGTCGCTTCCATTGCTCCCTTAATCATTCTAACTCTTTCTTCTTCGCTAGCGTTCAACATATCAACACTATTAAGTTGTGCCCCCAATACAGCATTCAAGTTCGCAGTTTTTTCTGCGGCGCCCTCAAAAGTATCAAATCCTTCAGTGATGCTAATCAAATCAGAAACTTCTAATCCAGTCGCCTTTGCTTGAACAGCGAGATCTTTAAAAATTCTTTCAGAGCGCTTACCATACACGGCTAAAGTTGGTATCGCCGCCGCAAAATCAGCAACCATTTTTTGAGGTGCGACTCCTAAAAGTTTTCCCGTCATAGCCATTCTTTCTTGTAATCTCATAGATTGATCAGCATTCATTCCAAGAGTTTTTGTTCCAAGATTAAACATCTTAGCGGTATCTTCGGAAGATACTCCTAATTTTGTCATTTTAGCAGTATGTCTAACCAATTGGTCTTGAGTATGACCGGAAAGTCTAGAAAAGTCTGCTGTAGCAGTAAATAATGTCTTTTGGGCAGTTGCTACTTCAGCATGTGTTATTCCATATTTTTGTAATTGCCGCTGAAGAGGTTCAATTCTTTTGCTAAGTTCCTCTGAACCGCCAGTAACTTTATTAATGCTCTTTTCCAATTCATCAATTTCGTGAACCACTTTTTTGATATTTTCTTCATTTAGTTCGCCCAAATCTATTCCAGCGAATTCTGAAGCCATTTTACTGGCACCTGCCACTATTTGCTTAACTCCTTGATATGCTTTTTTGAAGGAGTCAACTAATCCAACGGCAGCCTCTTTCAGAATACCAATCTGTTTTGATAATTCAGAATTTTGCTTTTTTAATAATTTATGTCTTTCTTGAAGGTTTTCATAGAGTTCTTCATCGATGACAAGACCTTCTTTTTTTGCCTTTTTCATTTGAACGAGTTCTTTGGCAAGTTCTTTTTCTATTTTTAAGCTTTTTTCCCGCTCTTTTCTTGCGTTTTCTAATTCTTCTGTGATTTTTTCTACTTCTGTAAGGCTTGTTTGTCGTTGTGCTTCTCTCTCGGCTTTGGCTTTCGACGCGCGTTCTTTCTTGCGTTCTTTCTTATTCCTCTGACGCTCCGCCTTCATGATATTAACAAGTGCCTTAAGATCAGCCGCAGCACTCGAATCAAAATTTCCACCATTTCCATTAGACATTTAAATATTTCCTAAATAAACGGCCACTCTAAACCTAATTCTTTTTCAAACTTTTCGGCACATTCTTCTACCATTAATTTAGCGGATTCTGTTTCGGGATGAGATGGACCATAATCACGATATGATTCCAAAAAAGATTTCTCTCCTTTTAAAGCATTTGTAAAAGCTTTAACTTGTGAAGGTGTTCCCTTAATAGATATAGGTTTTGATGAATAACCCATAACACCTTTTAAGGCTTCTTTGAGGATATTTGAATATTGTGACACCTCAGATAATATTTCTGAATTGTTATTTTTTTCTTTATGTTTTTTCATATCTTGGTCTCCAGATAAAGGTTCTCAAGATAATTAGTCAATAAGCAAAATAAAAAGCCTTATGAAGTGCTTCTTGTTTATGAGATATTAACCAAAACGAGAATTTTTCTTTGTCGCTTTTTCTTCGTCTTCAAATTGTTTTGTTAATCTACTGATCCACCAATGACGAATTCTGATAGGAAGATTGTATGCTTCAATAAAACTCCACCCTCCAAATTGTTTTAAAAGAAAAAATTCTTCATAAACACTCTCTACATATTCATCAGTCAGGCCAAAAAAAGTTGGTTGAGAAAGGAATGTCTACATGATTTTCAAATTCACACGATTCACATTCGTAAAAATATGTTAAATCTAAATCAGGTCGCATTTTATCATATTGCTTCCTTAGAAAATTTGAATCTTGAGCAGGCATTAAGTCTACAAATTCTTCAACCAACCTCCTATCCGTCACATCATTTAATGAGACTAAAAAACTTTTGTACTGATCTGTTAAAGGTGATTCGGGTAATTTTAATTTTTGTTTCTTTTCTGTTTTTGCTGTAAGTTCTTTTTCATCTTTTGCAGTTAATAATCGACATTCTGCTTTAACTTTTGTTTTTGGAAGTTCAACAAAAAAAGTTCCATTTTTTGTAAATTCAACGTCTCCTTGAGATTCTTTAATATTAACACTTTCAAGATCGAAACTTTGTTCAGAAACTATGCCACAACTTGTACAAGAAATTGAAGCCTCATAATTATTTCCAAAACCACTGATGCGGGCTGCCACAACTAAGGCATTTTTATCGCCAACATATAAATCTTCTACTTGAATACTTTTATCAATAATAATACTTTGGAGCATTCTATCAATTGCAATTCCCTTTTTTAATAAAGTTCTTGATGTTAGAATATCAGTTTCTTTTGCTGTCATGTGTTTGATTTCAACACTTTCGACATTATATAGTGGATGATTCTGGGGGTAAAATTTTCCCTTTGTTGGGAGTTCAACAAACTCCGTAGGAGATACAAAATTTAAAATTGATTCACTATTTTGAGTTGGTGGCGGAGTTTGACCCTCATCTTTAGTGCCCAGGCGTTCCTGGTTATTTCTTGGCATAAATACCTCTTCTTTCTATGGTGTATTATATCAGATAAAATACAAAATTTTAAATAAATATTTACGAAGCAGGAATTTGTGCTGCCCCAGCTACTTGAAGGAAAGCAAAATCATATTGAATTGTAAAAGTTACTTCGGTAAGATCCTCGGCGTTATAATCTAAATCACCAAAATTTGCTTTCTGAATCCAAGCATTTTTCATAACCCATTCTTCCACCACATTCCCATCAGCATCTAATGTTTTAATTGATATATCGCCAAGAGCATTAACAGCCGCTTCTTTCGAAGCCACATTTAAACTATTGGGATTGTTGGAATCAATCGTTGTTGGTAATTTATAACCAGATCTTTCTAATAATTTCATTACTGCTTGACTAGTGTTTAATCCAGTATTTACAGCATCAACAACTTTTACTTCTATGGGAGACCATTTTGTTTTTCCAGGAAAATAAAAGAAATGATTAAGAAAAGTGTGCTCAGTAGCAGTTGTTTCAAAACTCGGCTTTCCGGCAGTTTTAACCAAAAATTCTTGAAGTCCTTGTGCTTCATTCCCAGGAATATTTAACAAAAATTTAAATTTCCGTTTAGGTTCTATTGTTTTATCTGTCCAAAAACTTCCCATTTATTCTTCTCCCTATTTAAATAGTGTTTTTAAAAAATTAGTCTTCAAAAGAAGCTCCTGATCTTGTAATCACAAAGTCGATTGCGATAAACTCAATCGCTCTTGCTGGTTTAATAAAAATCTTAGCATACATAATATTTCTATCAACTAAGTCTGGTGTTGTTGTAGTGTTATCTAAAACAACCTTATAATCTTCTAGTCCGAGCCTTGCTTTCACTGATTCCAAAAATGGATTAACTTGACCCTTAAACCTATCCCATGTAACTGATAAATTCGGATCAAATAATATTGTTGATGAAATGCGTGAAATTTCTTTCTTAAGATGAATTAAGAGTCTTCTAACATTAACCCTATCAAGAGCACTGCGTGTTGTTTGCAAAGTCTTTTGACCGAAAATCACAATCCCTTCCGCTGGGAATGTGGCAATCGGATTAATGTTGTTTTCATAAAGTTCATCTCGTTCTCTTGAACTTAAGCGTTCCGTTACTCCAACAACAGGTATACCTGCTGCTCCATTCGACAATCCTCCCCTAACGAATCCTGCTGGCGCAAACCAAACTTCGGATGCCTCTTGTGAAAAGGAATAAGTTCCAATTGCTGGAATGGAAGGTGGTCCGTAAAATGAACGACCAGTGGATGAATCTCTAATTTGCACCCATGGATAATAAGCAGCACCATAACTATTATTAATCTGTCTGCTTTTTATATTTCTTACAACGTCCTTGACACTACCTCTTACGCTAGTATCATAATCTCGTAAAGTAGCAGAGCTTCTATCTGCTTTTGGTAAAAATCCACCTTCGACATCAATTACTCCAAGAGAGTCTCCACGATTTTCACACACATCTAGAATTCTATCAGTTAATCCAGTATTTGTGATACCAGGAGCAGATAAAATATTAAATTCTGCCGACTCTGGATCTGCCACGGAATCAATTGCATTTAATATAGAATTATATTCATAAGAAGAATATTGATTAATAGTATAACTAACATCAGTCATAGCATAATTATTAAATGGTTCTGGCTGAGTAATATCGACACCATCAAAACCACCATGAAGAGGAATAGTAAATCTATTTATTCCCTCATCTAAAGTATTTTTATAACTTCCTGTACCAACGGAACTTGTTGCTGATAAAGAAGTACCAGTTTTTCGTGAACCGGAAATATAATAAGCATTAACCGAAGAAGACAAATCAGTAATCTTAGACGTACTCGAAGAGTGATAACTAATATCATCTAATGTGAAAATGTATTGATATTCTGTTGTTGGGGTAGAAGTGGTAGAACCTGACTCAGAAATAGTGGGTCCATTTTCATTGTCACGAAAAATATCTGAAAGTCCCCTAACCACATCGACATACGCTCTTGAATGGCGAACAGATCCTCCAAATTTAGTAGTATCAAGACCCCAATAAGCATTTCTTCGATCTGAAAAACTTCCTAGGGTAGAGTCAGCTCTTAGAGCGGTTTTTGGAAACTCAAACGAAGCGGTCATCCTATTGGGCATTTGTGATATTTTTCCGTTATGTTTTGCCACTCCATTATCTACACCTGCTACTGTATCTAGACCTACCACGCCAACATTTTTATTTTGTGTAGTCGTTCCAAGTGTTTTAAAGTTTCGAGATCCAGAAAGCATGGTAAACCCAGAAAACCTTAATGGACCATAAAAGCCAAACGGCAATAATGATGGATTTGAAGCACCTAAATCAACATCATCTGCCATTTCAACATAAACATATTTTGAATTATTTGGATATTTTCCATAATATCGATATCTTTTTTCATCCTCATCCCATCTAGAGTAAGTATCGCCAATTTTGCTAGCAACATAGTTGGGTGATTCTGGATTCAAATTACAATTTGAAAAACTTTCTATAATTTCAGGAAAATTATCATTATCTTGTGCCCTACGAACAAGAACACTAAAAGTTCCATATGGATTAGAAGGTTCAGGTGAATATCTAATATCAGAAATTGAAATTTTTATATTTGCCTGATTCCATATACCATTGTCAATTGTTTTAATTTGAAAAATTTTATCTACATTTCTTGGATTATAGCTACCTGATGCTCCCATATCTTGACCGATAATCCAATTTGTTGTTGCCGGACTTGTGGAAGAACGATTATCGCACCATTGATATCCAACATAAGAACTTTGAAGACCTAACATGACACCCCAAACATTTTTTGCTGAAGAAGAAAGTGATAGCCCTCTAACATCTCTTTCGAAAGATTCACCGAGGAAGAAATTCTCTGAATCGGAATAAAATGTACTATTAGTTTTTGTTGGATTTGTAGTAAACTTTTTACGAATAAAGTTTCCACTATCCTCATTAAAATCAAAGTCAATTGTTTTTTTAACAGTTTCAGATCCCACTGCTCCTTCGGAATATTCAAGAGCAAAAGTTGGTCCTTGCTTGGCGTTTCTCAAGAAATAAGCATTTGATGAAGTTAAAGTTCCTGATACATTAACACCCCTCAAGCGCAACGCAGCACCTGAAGAAACATCTTTCATGTACCAAACGGCAGCTAATGTTCCAGTAACATTAGGTGCTGGTAAGCCGCGACCCTGAGCTTGAGCATCTCTTTGGGAGCCAGAGTTGATTAGGAAAAGACCATATGCGCCACCAACTGTTACACTATTTTCCGAATCAGTTCCACCAGAAAATCCCGTTCCAACTCTCCACCCAGCATTACCATTACTATCTTTATATTTACTTTCCCTTCCAAGTAAACGAATAAATGTACAAGGGGTGCTATTTTTTAACCATGCTTCTGCCGCATATGCGCCATAAGTTGGTGATAAGCCATCGCCACCAAGACGCCAAACATCATCGCCAGTGCCACCAGGTTGCGGTTCTCCAAAAGTTTCAACAAATTCATCAATATTATTAATTTTTACAGGTCGCAACCCTGGTCCTTTCGATGCGCGACCAATAATAACAGGACCAACTTCTTGTGGTTCTTTTGGTATTCTAGATTGATCAACTTCACGAAATTGAATTCCTGGTGATACGAATCTATATTTGCTAGCTGGCATAGGTGGTCTCCTTAAATACTATAAAGTCTTTAATAAATAGTAAGCTATAAAATGAAAAGACAAATGAATACTTTATGAACGATATTTTCCAATTGGCCATTCTGGCTCATCTTTAGTTATGACTCTTTCGCGAGGGATTTTTATTTCAACGGCACTTTCTCTAACAACAATGTTTGGTGATTCATTGTTTTTATCAGCACCTATGAGGTATCCAAGAACTTTTATAGTAATTTTTGTTTCATAAATTCTAGTTTCTTCTTCCAATCCTGTTAAATTGTCACTTTCTGAAAAATCGGATTGTACAAAAGATTCATATTGGTGACCATCAGAATTAATTAAAAAATAATTAACGCCTCCCGTGTAAGAAACAAATGGTTGTATTACTTCATTCATTTGTTGTTGATATTCGGTTCTGACACTAATTTCATAATTGACATCAACATATGAAGGCATTGGTATTGAAATTGTTTCATAAACTATTTTTTTATTTTGTGGTGTAGGATAATTAAGTTGACCATTTCCTACTGTACCATTTGGTCCTGATTTTCTTGCTGAAATGGCATTAGCAAAATTGGCAGTTTTGTCTTGTTGTATTTTCCGAGCAATTGTAATTGATCCTCTTTTCTTATCTTTAACGGGAAAAATATTACCCCAAAAAGTTCCTTTCCTGGAAAGATCTTTAGAGAAGCCTTTTCTCTCCAATGTCATGATTGGAAAAATTAAAGCACCATCATTATCTCTTAAATTTTTATGATTTTTAGTCTGCCAAGCGCGTTCTCCAGCAACCCAGACTGTTGGGACTTTCTTCCATCCCTTGTTGGTGGTACAAAAAATCTTCATTTCATCATTAAGCCAATTGTAAACAGCATAATCAATCGTTTCAAGCGTGGATGGTTTGAAAGACATAAGCGGGTTCATTGTTTTATCATCTTTTGTTTTACTCATTTTTATGTACCATCAAAAAGTCCTTGTCGCGCACGCGAACATTTAGCTGAAATTTCAAGCATATGATTTGTGTTTCCAAACAATTGCTTTGGCTGACTTAGTGTAATTATCTCATAATAATCATCGCCATACAAAATAAAATCACCCTCACGAACAAACAAATCTTGGTCTTCCGTTAACCTTCGTTTATGAAAGTGGCAAGTAATAGAATAAATACGATCGATTCCATAATTCGTTGTTGTAGTGGTTGTCTCTCCCCACTCAACTAAAACATGAATATGTATAGGCGGCAAGAAAGTTTTCTCTATTGCTTCGCCATACAAAGAATGAAAATTTGTATGAACATTGCTTATGGGATAATAAAGAATTTGTTGACCAATTACACGCTCAATTAATTCATCGTTAACTTGCTTAACCAAGTCTCTTTCTTTTTTGTTGAAGAAGAGTGGTGGAGGTGGTCTATTTGGTCTTTCCCATTTATTATCATTTGACATTTAATTTTACCACTAACCTATATACATCCCTAAAGGTATATTTACTTGGAGACGATTAGAATTTTCTGCCATTGTTGCGTCAGTTTCTACTAAAGCAGAATAAGCTAGTTCATCCAAAAGTGTTTTCAATTCTTCTTTAAGTGTCGTTTGTTCTTCTTTAGCTTGAGATAGTAATTCTGAATGGTTTAATGTTACTGAATCTCCTGGGATTGGAATATTTCCAAATTTTCCACGAATTTGCCCAAGCATTTCTTTCGAGATTGCTAGAGCATATTTTCTAATCCACTGTTTACCCATACTATTAATATTTTTAAATGGGATGTTCGCAAAAGGAAGAGTATTATAGTTATTAATTCCATCAACTCCATCTTTTCTCGTATTATCTTGTTGCCAAGCATCTTCTGGAACTGTAAACTCAAACCATATTTTTTTAGGTCCGCTTGTGCCAGGTTCAGTGACAGGAGGATAAAACCTAATTCTATTATTTCTTATTTCATAAGAATAGTGCGAAGATCTGGTATACAAACTTGTTTCAAAAGCCATAGCTTGTAATTTATTTTGCCAAGATGGAACAACTTCAAATGTTGATTCGTCAGAATATTGCCCATATGTTTGAAGGTTACCTACAACATTTAATCCACCATAATATCCATAAAATCTCCACATTGTTTGAGGAGATTTATAATAAACTCTGCGGACCTCAATTTTTTTATTATTTACTATATTAGCAAAATCAGTCCCCATTGAAGAGCCATCTGTTGAAGCATTTTGAATTATTTCTTGTAAATCATAATCCTGTTTATCAGTAGCCAAAGTCACAGAAGCGGAATATATTCTTGTATCTCCTAGCGCCGCACCCTTCGCTAAACCTTCCGCTATTCGTTTACCATATTCAAAAGTAAATTTAGGATATTTTAATGAAACAGAACTACCACTTAATGTTCCAGAAAGTTTAGAATAAGAGTGTAATTCCCCGTCGTGGTCAAATGTTCCAGTAGTAGCTCCTAAATAATTTGTTAATGCATTTTTTGCTTGATGATTGTTTATAGTATAAGAGTATTCCAAAACAGCCATTTCGTATGATGAATATATGTTATCTGCTGTCAATTCAATATCTAAAACATCTCCACCGAGCATTTTATAAGTAAAAGCTACTTGATCAACTGCCCCTGAAACAAAATCAGGAGATCCTAAAGGTCCGCCCGTGTCTCCTGATTTGTTAATGACATATATACCATAAGGAACGGCTGTGGAATCAACATCATCAGTTGAGCCAGTTGATGGTAATCTTACAGTTGGAGCTTGTTGATATGGGGATAATTTTGGAACTGCCATTAAAATATTCTCCTATAAAATAAATAGTTAAGCAGTACTTTAAACGAAAAAGAAAACCCCGCCTTTCATAAGAAAGGCGGGGCATTCAAAGAAACACAAGTTAATTTTTACAATTAACCAAGCATATCTTCTACGATAACCAAACCATACATGTCAGGTCGAACCATCTTCTTACCATATCGAGTCATCACACCCTTGCGAGGTACGAAACTATCTGGATCGAAAATTGTTGGCGTAACCTGTAATGGGACATATGGGGCATAAACATAGCCACTTTCAAGGAAACTATTGCCCTTGCGTCCAACAAGAATTACGTTACGTGGGAAATATGGATCAACATATACATCCCATTTCTTGCTAATTGAGCCAACCTTAACAGCACCTGCGGTGCCCTTGTTCTCATCGGCAGTTGTATCTGCCCTAAAGCCAGATGTAAATTCAAGCATGTTAGCAACTTCTGGACTTACGACCAAAAAGTTTGCTCCACCTCTCAACACCTTACGATGAATTGCGGCTGAAATATCATTAATCACTTCAAGACAAGTCTCGTACCACTCAGATACGGTTCCTGTAAAATCTGGGAACAATGATTGATTGACTAGCCCGCCCGTGTCTCGTCGAACAAATTTACCTGGTCGTCGAGACCAGTAATATGTTCCAGCTTTTGCACCAGTAATAAGATCAGCAAGTATCTCTTGATCAATTTCAAGAGCAATTGTTTCAGACAAAATTGAAGTAAGTTCAACTTCGGCATCCATATTATGATATGCGTTGATATCTTGCTGAAGTTCTGGTGTCCATTTAGCCTTTAGTTTCTTAGTGTTTGATGTGATCGACACACTATCAACCTTAATATCAATTTCTGGAATAGAAACTGTATTCTCAAGACCCCAAGAAGCGGCACCCACAACTGAACCAACAGCGTCGGAAGTTGTAAGATTATCTTTAATTGGGTAATGAAGTGTTGCGGCACCAAAAGCACTAGACATCATAGTTCTTGGAGCAACACTACCATCTTTAGAAGCCGCTAAAAATAATACTGTAGCACCCTTATTGAGTTGTGTATCACCATCTTGGAACAAACCAGAATTTGAACCAGAAACTGTTGTCAAACGACGAACAACGACACCACCACCAGGTGATAGAGGTTTATCGGTGTTATCTACATCTCGAAGACTACAAGCAACCAAATCATCAAAATTAAAATTATTGGTTGTGCCCATAACTGTTGATGCGGTCACCATACCAACAATTGCTACCGTAGTCGTTCCAGAAATAAAATCTGGATCATGACGACAGAGTTTGTCAAAATCTTCCTGAACATCAATACCAATACCATTAAGATAAAGATCTCCAGAATCAGTATCAGTTTTAGTCTGGCGACCGAATCCAGTTGTAGGCTCTCCAGAACCACCCACATTCAGACCAGTACCACCAAATGTACCAGAAGCTAATTGGTGAAGTGTAACAGCAACTGATGCAGTTGCAGCAGAATATCCATTATTCAATCCATAAAATCCAGCTTGTGAACCGGAAAGTGTACCTAGATCTACTCCACCAGTAATTTGTGAACCAACAACAGTTCCACCATAAACTGATTTATTTTTTTCATTTCCAAGCTTGTCTCCATTATGTGTAAAGTCTAGAAAGAAAATAAGACCTGATGGCAAGCTCATGGGTTGAACTGACACTAGTTCATTTGCAATTAGACCACCAAACACGCGGCGGACAATAGGAAATGCGACTGCTGCGAAACCTTCTACGTCGCCAGCAGCCATTGATGAAGCTTCGCGAAGAAGCTCCTTTGCTTGGTTCTCAAGAAGACATGCCATCGTACTGCGGCTATGATCGCTCTCAATCCCCTCTAAAAGACCAGTCTTTTCCCACTTATCGAGCATAGCCTGACCTTCTTTTTGGACATTACGATTAATAATGCCCTCTGTTAATTTTTTAATAATACTCATTATTTTTCTCCTTAAATAATTCCTGCAAGCTTCTTCATTCGCTCAGAAGCAGAATTGGAAACTTGCTTCTCTTCTTTGTTTGATTTCAAAACAAGCCTATTATTTTTGCTTACAGCTTCACTTAAATTCTTTGGGGTTTTTTGTCCCTTCGAAATAGATGAATCCTGTAAAGTTTCATAAATAACTTTAGCTTCTTCTGTTGAATTCGCGTTTGAAACCGCTTCGACAAGTTTATTTTTTTGTCGCTCATTCAAGGAGGAGGATTTCAGAATACGATTCTGATATACCAATTTAGCATTGGTATTATTAAGTTCGGTTAGCTTATCACTAACCTGACGGGCAATACTCTTAAGCTCATTGTGCTCTTTAACCAGTCTATTCTTTTCAGACTTTAGAGATTTTACTTGCTCTTTTAAATTTTGAATTTGTTTAACGGCTTCATCGAACTCTTCATTTTGCTCTTTCCGTTCTGTATCTTCGTCAACAGCCGCCGCCACCTCAACAGCATAAACTTGTTCAGTTTCAGTTGGGTGAGTGGTTCCTGACATTCCACGAGGAACATTCTTTAGATCAACTTTTAAAACTTCTCCAATAGCATCTTTAAGAACATCTTCATCAAGTTCAATTTCCCCTTCAACTTCTTGAGATGCCTTTTTCATTGACTCTTCTTCATCACCATCTTTATCTAAATCAAGGTAATCAGGCTTTACTTCTTCATCTTCCAAGAGCATTTCAAGATCTTCTTTCGAAGTGTCAAAAGTTGTTTCATTTTCAGTTGAGAAAATTGCCTCCTTTAGTTGATCAAGGTTAAGTTCAATCTTTTCGTCTTCTTCAAGATCACTTACTTTATTTTCGCCGTCTAAAGATTTCATAGATAATTCATCTAATACTTTTTCATTATCCTCGCCTGACCCTTCTTCCATACCTAAAGACTCCTCGGCACCAGCGAGGGCAGTTTCTTCTTCTTGTTCAAGAAGAGTATCAACAGCTTCTTTTATTTCTTGTGAATATTTATCAAGAACTTCTTGTTCTGCGTTTTTTATTGCAGCCTCTTTTAATGCTTGAGCATCGACGACGGCTTGTTCTAACATAGATGATGACATATTGATCTCCTAAAAATAATATTTGTCTTAAATAAATAGTTGGTAAAAATAGTAAAATACTATAATAATAGGAAAATGAATATCTACAAGAATTTATTCATCTTCAATGAATTTTTCACCAGTAAGTTTTTCTAACTTTCGAATCATTTTTTCCATGTTAATGCGAACAACTTTACCAGTTATAGTATTTTCAGAATAATATTGCCATTCTTCTTTTTTATTGTGAGGAGAAATTTGTGTTACATTACCAGCCTGATCTTTAACCCACATTTCTCCTGCGGTTGCAAATATGAGAGCAGCTTGATTTGGTGTATGTACAGTGGTTTGATTTGAGCCAGTTATATTATGTAATTGAAGTATATTTTGTTTCCCGAGAAAAATTGTATCGGGTTTTGATCCGGTTGCAGATAAGCCAATAGAAATTGCGTTGTCGGCAGAGGCGTTGGCACTCTTGCCAATCGCGATAGCGGTATTACCTGCGGCTGTGGTATTGGGACCGAGCGCAAGACAGTCATTTTGTTCTGCTGCTGCTGAACCACCGATTGCAATAGGTGTTCCTGAGCCTCCTGCATTGCAGGATGCTCCAATTCCAATAGCATCATAGCCACCCGTAGAAGATGCTCCATTTCCTATCGCAATATTTCCGGCAGCACTTGCATTTGCACCGTCACCAACGGCAACTGTTTGGGTGTTTGTTGATTGTGCGTTTAACCCAAGAGCAACCGCTGATGTATTTGTTGCATCAGCATTTCTACCAATTGAAATTGAACCGGCACCAGTAGAAGTATTAGATCCATTACCAATTGAAACACTATTATTACCTGTACCGCGAATATCTGCGCCTGATGCTGAAATAGCACAAGAAGCAGATATTGTTCCAGAAACAGAAAGAGCAATTCCGCACGGATTGGCTGTAGCAACATTGGCAAAATTTATACTCAAGGAACCAGTTATTTGATGAGCAGACCCAGAAGCAGTCGTGGGTCCACTTGTTACATTTCTAGATGGTGTAAAATTGCCCATTTATTTTTCTCTAATATCCTGTTTCACCTGGTACTTTTGATATACCAGATCCTGTTAAGAACATTGCGTCGTCAATAGGAATTCCTGTTAATTCAGCAACTAAATCGTATGATCCTCTTGAACCCCCAGCGGTCGCATTATTGGAAATAAAAATTTCTCTTACCTTAACATTGAAAGTCATACTGGTATTAGACTCTTGTAACGTTACATAATGGTGTCCTTTAAACACACCAGGGGCAGAAGATGAAGGCGCAAAATGAACGCGCAAATCAGCATCAGTTTGCGTATCGGTATTAATAATTGTTATTGTTTTTGTAACTGT